TAGTAATTTAAGTACGTTCTCGCTGTCGCTACCTACCCACGTTTTAGGGCTCTTATGCTCTTGCTCTTTGCTTGCTATTACTTTGCGGGTTTCACACTGCAACTCTGCCACTTTTCCAATTATCTCTTTTAACGATTCATCTGTTTTGTTTTCAAAGTTCCCTTGATCATCAATATGCTGGTAAACACCTTCGCGTACTTGAGTACGGGTTTCACCCTCCTTGATTGCAGGTAAGTCCCAACCAAAGGGCAATACAGTTCTAATGAATGGTTTATCGGCTCGGCCATAGGCAAAGCCAATTTCTACAATTGAATTAATAGCCGGCGGTTCTAGTCGGCCTGCTTTATCGCCTGCACCTGGTAATGGAAGTGGCACGGCTTGAAGTGGTTTTGATTTAGTATCTGTGCCATTTTCGTCAATGAGTTGAACGTTTACAGCATAGCGAGGATAAAACGCATCGCTGCCACGTTCGCCATCGATGGCCGGTAGTTCGGGCAATGCAACTACTCTACCCCATCGTGGTAAATGTAGTTGGCCGGTTAGTTCTGGAAACAACCGACGCACAATTCTTAATATCGCTTTTTCCATTGTTACCAACTTATTTGCATGTTTGTGCCTTGAAACTCAACGGCGGTTATACGTTCGTCATTGGCTGTAACGTTTGGGCGTATCATTGGGGCGGCTGGCATTTTTGCGGTTTTGCCTGCTTGATGATCGGTCATGAGTTCTTTTGCTATTGTCACAGGTTTATCAAACCAAAACGAATCAGCATAGCTACCAACAAACACTTTACCGTTACCCTGTTGATACCACACAAAATCAGCAATACGGAACGCACGGCCAATATTGTTTAACATGGCATAGCCTGAACTATCAGAGTAAAAACACGGTATGGCTGTATCAGCATAGGCTTTATTGGGTATTACAAAATCAACGCCCGTTTGTGCTGTTATCTCATCAAGCACTTGGCGCATAGTTGGATGGCGCAGCATCACCGTTAAATTGTAAGCAAGTGATGCAGACCACTCACGGCAAAAAAGCGTAAACCAGCCATTAACTGCAGGTAGTACACGTTCAACATAGCCGTTAAATACACGGTCAATCATATCGCCCCAACCTAAATCAACCGTCACCGGTGCTAACTTATCAACCTTTTGGTTAACGGTTATTTGGCAATTTCCTGGCGTTGATGCCTGCAGCACAACCCAGTGATCTTTCATATCAACTTTTTTACTATTGATATGAGCGCGAGCAATAAAACGAGCATTAGCGGTGGCCATTATGCAGTTCTCAATTTTGCAAAGTTATCTTGAAGGTGCTGTTGTAAATTAGCGTATTGCACTTCGCTTTCACCGCCTTGCTGATTAGCTTGCGCTTGGGGAGCACGTTCCTCTACTTTTTCAGGCACCGACCTGCACTCACTAAGCGTAAAACTCACTGCCCATTGCCGGGTAGTTTCTTGTTCAACAGCTTCAATTTTACTGCTAAAACGCACTTGCTTAACCCCCAGCGTATTTGCTGTGCGATTACTTATACGATAAATAACACGCGCTCCGCCCTCAGTCGCTTCGGCTAAATTAAACAAATCGGCCAAGTTATCAGCCATAGTGAAAGGTAAAAAACCACTCACAGCCAACGTTTTAGCCTTAATACCGGTTTCAGCCTGATCAGTACTTGATGATTGGCCACTGGCGTCTTCGCTGGCAAGCTCTTGACTTGCCGTAATGCGAAGTGACTTAAGTGTTATTGATAGCGAGTTAAGGGTAAGCATATCAACTATTGTCCAGCAACAGTTTGTTTGGTTACCCAGTTCCCTGCTACTCTTTTTTGATGAACTAAATCTCCTCCCAATATCATCACACGCCAACTACCATCAACATCCTTTTCTCCATAATAAGTAGCTCGCCCATACTGCATTCCATTAAAAGATACACCTTCATCATCAATCGATAAGTGTTTACGCACACCACCATTATAAGTAGACCATGAAAAATTACCGCCCGCACCCGAACTCGGGTTTATAAGGTATCCAAGGTTAAGATCTTCATCCGTCCAATATTCAGTAAACGTGCCTGATGCATTCCCTCCCGCCGTGTATAAACTTCTTTTGTAATTTCTGTTAACACGCACTGCATCTTCCGTAATTGTATTAAAACCCTGTAATACAAACTGTGCGTTAATAGGGTTTGGCGTGTAAGCCAAGTTTAGCCCTTCATGTGCGCCTGGGTCACTAATTACCGCTCTTTGTCTAGCTTGCAATTGTACATCATTACCAATTGCCAACCGCTCATCGCGAGATACGTTTTCAAGTGTAGGGCGCCCATTACTACCCACAGAAATATTACCGCTACATTTAATAGAAGGGTTAGCGTATATAGCTTCTTGAACTTGAGGCTCAACACCTGTTTCTATCAGTATATTGTCTGTAAGTGAAACGCCTAAAGCATCTGCCGCCAAATAGTTCATAAACGTTGGGAATCGCTCAACTATATTATTATGAACAACCAAATACTTATCGGGGTTGTCTTCTGCTGGCGAGCCAAATGTACCTAAAAATGGCTCTTTGCCATCTTTACAAATATTATTAGCTACAACTAAGCGGCCGGCTCCCCAACTAAATGTTACAAGTCCTTCCGCATGGCCACTCACAGCCTGAGTTGCAAGGTTCGTTCTTTCACACTGGTTTTCTCTAAACCATGAACCACCTGTAATTGGTAATCCATTGTCATGTACAGAAGTATGAAAACAAGAACCGCCCAAATCGAAGAACTGATTATTGCTTACATCTAAACCGTGGCCAACAATACATTCAGCAGCTGTATTACGAATCGTCATGTTATGGATAGCGCCCTTATTAGACATAAGCACTATCTCAGAATTAAATACCCATGCTTGAGAGGGTTGGCCTGCTGCGTTTCCGTCTATTTCGCCGTTACACACTACAAACTTATCATTTATAGTACTTTCAAACGAACTACCTCCACTGCCAATAAAGTTAACTCGCTTACAAATAATTGCACCAGTCGGCGTATTACTGCCATATTCAGTTCCTTTGTAATAAAAGGCACCAGATATAGTTAATTTATTACCATCAATGCTCAATATTTCACGTGCATCCGAGCTTATATTGTCTAAACCAACTCCCTTAATGGAATAAACAAAATCACCAACTTTAAACTTACTCGCATCGGCTACATAAATTTCTCGCGCATTTAAACTCGTACCAGATGGTATTATTTGTGTTGTTATCGACGAGAATGTAGAAGCACTGCGCCTTTGTACTTTACTGCCGTTTAAATCAATAACGCAGTGAGACAAGTTTCCGATTCTGTGATCATCATCGTATTTATAAAGCTGCCCTCTTGGGAATATAATGCGGGTGCCTTTATACGGCACACTTCGGCAATAATCTAACGCTCTGTTAAACGCATCACTTATCGTTTCATCACCCAAACGAATAAACTGCGCCACATACACACCATACCAATCAAGTGTGTCTTGTAGCGTCGTGGGTTTCACAGTCACATTTGCTTTAACAGCCAAAGAGATAGCGCTTGCTTTATGAGCGCTTTCAGTTTCATTAATATGGTTTTCAATTTGCTGCTTTAACCCATTTATATTTCTAAGGTCTTCAATCGCATCTAAGGCATTTATCTTCGCTATCTTAAGTACATAGTGCTGTGTGCCATTCACATCAATGTAATCATCTATTTCCGCATCAGAAACCGTAAACGCAACTTTTGGTTTCCATGTACTAGACGCATTTCCATCAAAGTAGGCATCTACATATACAAATTGCGGATAACTTTGCAAAGTTAATATTTGCTCATTCTTTAATTCCACACGCAGGCCACTTACATAGCCTATGCCCGGTGTTACGCTAAATGTATTGGCGGTTGAGCGCGAAACTACTTTAAAACCATCATCAATAAACCAATCTTTGCCGTTCATATCACTAGCTAGCTGGCGAGTTAGCTCGTCCATGCCGCTTAAACGGGCACTAAAATCAAGCTGCCATGTTTCTGGCGATACGCTAATACCTGCTAAATCAGCTATGCCTGAGTACTCAATGCCAAAGTTACGATTTAGCGTATTACCAGCACTACCTGGCGCAGTAATCGTTTTTGCAACGGTAGGTACATGGCTAATAGCAACTAATGTTTGGTTAACTGATGAATATAAGCCTACCCAGTTAAATTCAAACGGACCCGTTAAGCTATCCAACACAGTAGAGTAAACAACTACATTATCGTTAATGCGGCCTGTTTGTTGAACGTCCTGCTGAAAAACAACGGAGCCAGTTGGAATTTCCTCATTGCGATCAATTGCAGCGGTGGAGTCTTGCCCAGCCACGTTCGCAAAAATAAACGTATCAATATCTAATTGCTGATTCGCTTGCGCCTTTGCTGCAAATAGCTTTTCTCCGGCAATCGTTATAACTTGTGCCATGGTTTAGTACTCCTGTTTAACATGCGCGACGGTAAATTCAGCATGGCTGTCCATCGTCATAAATCGGTTTGCTGGTAATAAGTTTGTGCTTAACGTGGCAACAGAAAAGTCACTATCGCCTTCAAAATATCTAATTGGTGCAACTAGCGTTTGCTTTGCAATAGTCACGTATTCATAACGACGAGTCGTTCGCCCGTATTGGCGGCATAATGCATTTATTAAATTTTGGCGTTCGCCTAAGTCTGTATCTAGCAATTGCAGGCTTACAACGTCCCAATCTGCAACGCTTATTCGCTCATCAATGGTTATCCATGGCATACCGAGCTTTTCAAACATATCAAGCCAGCCGCTTTTGCTCCCTGCCCCTTTAGCAAATGGCAAAGCGTACTTAACGCGCGTTCTGTACATCAGCTCTGTTTCGTTAGGTATTTGAGTAATGTCTCGCTCCCATGCGAGCAAATTAACCAACTCAAGTTCGGCGGTCATTGGGTCAAGCTGCTTAGCAGGCCATGCCAGCATGTCGGCTACACGCTGCCAATAAATAACAGCGGCTTGGCGTAGTTTATCCAGCTCACTTGCTGGACGAGCTAGCCAGTACGGCATTTTAGTTAGCGCTTGCCAGTTTATGTTCATAGTGCATTACCGTTTTCAATGGCTAACGTGTTTAAGCGCGGTACATTGTTTTGGCTGGTTATATCGGTTTGATGCCAATTTAGTGAGTCAATACCGTCAAACTCTCTATGTAACTCTTGGCTTAATCGGCTAAAGCTAAAGCGGCTAGCTGGCTGTGTTTTAGTCACTGTGTAATCTGTGTTTTCTCTAAACGCACTGCGTATAAAGTTTTCAACGTTTGTTAGTAGTGCGGTTACTTGTGTCGCTAATAAATAGCCATGCGGGTAAACAGTTACACCTACACTCACATTTACACCTGGCATGGCTATTACTAGTAAATCATCACCATGGCCATGGAAGCCTTTTTCCATTACGTATTCGTTTAAATCATCAATTAAGCTTTGGCTGGGTGTACCTGTGTCTAACAAAATATAGGCATTGGCAGTACCAGGGCCACGCGGTGCATCGTGTTCAAAAAATATATTGTCGGTATCAAGGCCACTGCGCTGGGTTAAAATAGCGCGATAAACGGCGTCAATGTGCCAAGGCGCTGCAGCGGTAAATGCGTTACGGGTGCGTAGTTTTAAATCTTGGTTTGTCTCGGCATCAGCGCCAAGCGCATCAAGCCAGTTTTCATCATTAACTGCACTGGCAATACCCGTTACTGACTCAGGTAAAATATGGTAATAACCTGCGCCTAGGTTGTATGCTGCCCCTGCATTTTCGGCAACAACAGGCACTAATACGCTTGCTTGGTTTTCAGGTAAAATTACATCATCAACCGTTAGCACACGGTAAACTGTGCCATTTATCGCGTCGGTTTGTATTACCGTGCCAGCACTAATTAATAAACCTGGGCCTGTAATTGCTGCGCGATTAAATCGCACTTTGCCATGTGCTCGCTCTTCACTTTTACGCGTTAGGTCGTGCTCCCATGCTTTGGCTTCAATAAACTCGCTATCAGTGGCCGTTTGCAAAAACAGATTAGGGAGTATTTTTTCAATTAATATTTTGTTCACTACCCATGTGGCAGGCTTTGCCACAATCGCGCTAATAAGTCGCCAAAATGGTGAATAAGGCGAGTCGTTAGCAATAATACTGCCGCTTTCATCTACGTCTTGTTTAAATAGCGTTTTCCAGCCCTCTTCGGTGGTGGGTATACCCGCTTTTTCTACAATGCGTTTAAAGTCAATTATTGGGGTTAAATCAGCCATTATTGCGCCTCTATGATCAATGATGAAATAGCGCCAAATTCGATGGTTTTAGCGTGTACCCACCATTGGCCTTTTTGATTCTCGTTTTGCTCAACTTTTACCGTGCCTGGCATAATGCGCACATCATCTTCAACCAGCAGCTTTATTTGTGTTTGGGTGTCTTGGGTTGTGCCAGTTCCTCGCTCGCTTACTAATAAGTTTGCAAGGCCTGTGTCTAAAATGGCATGCACAATGTCTTGAGCAATCACATCACGATCGGTCAAATACATTGGGTTGTGCCCTGCATCTAACACCACGTCGCCATGTTTAATCTGTAAATCGCGATAAATACTCATGAGTGCATCTCAACAAAGTTCATGTAATTGGTATCGCCTTTGGCTGGGTTAATCGTTACGCTGGCAATGTGTGTCGATTTTTGTTGGTTAGCGTTGCTAATTTGCTGGGTAATGCCACCTTTTTCGGCTTTACTTCTGATTGGCTCTATTGCGCTAATACTTGCAACAGAAGTGCTTGCAATATTGGTATCAATATCAACACCGGGGATCAGGTTTAGTTTGTCTATTATCCAATCCATCGTGTCGTTAAATATGCTTTTTATGCCGCCCCAAACGCTGCTAAAAATACCGCCAATGGCTTTTATCCAGCCCCACTCGCCCATGGTGGCTTTTAAATCGTCCCAGTAATAAATCAGTGCGCCAACAGCGGCTATTGCTAAGGTTATACCCGCCACAATTAAACCTATTGGGTTTGCATACATCACAATATTTAGCGCCAGCATGGCACCTTTTAAAAAAGTTAACCCGGTGGTGAGTGCAGCCGTTATACCGCCCCACGCCATGGCGCCTACTGTCCATGCAACCATAGCCATTTTCCCTGCGCCCATCATTAGCGTAAATAACCCGCCTGCGGCCACAAGGCCAAGCACACCCACAGCGGCATAGCCTATCCATTTAGTTAAATTAGGGAACGCCTCGGTAAACCACACAACACTAGTGCCCATATCTGCAATAAGGCCTACAAATTTATTAAACACTGGCAGTATTGCACTGCCCCAAGCGGCGCGTATTACGTACCAACTTTGTGCTAGCCGCTGGCTTTGGTCGGTCATATCCATTGCCATTTTTTCGGCTTGCTGCATACCGGTTACATTACCCAATGAATCGATTGATTGGCCTAGGCCGTCAATGTCATTCATCAGTAAGTTTATGGTGGCAACCGCTTCGGCTGAGCCGAATGCTTTTTTAAGTTCGTCGCCCTCGGCTACGTCTATGGTTTCGCCGTATTTGCCTTTAATTTGGTTTAGTATGTCGACCATAGGCAGCATCGCGCCTTGGCTGTCGGTAAAAGTTAGGTTTAGCGCGTCTTGCGCTTTACCCACTCCGGCTAAAAACGATTTATATTTTGTACCGGCTTCACTGCCCGACATGGTTGCTTGCAATGTGCCAAGCACTGCCATTTGTTCATTCATGGCAATACCTGCTGTGGTTGCTTGCGCACCAATGGCGGTAAACGCGCTCGACATTTCGGTGCCCGTTGTTTTAAATGCCTGTACTGCGGTGGCCGTCATTCCTGTTAGCTGTTCTACCCACTCACTTTTACCCATGGCATTAGCTTGGTTTTTAAAAATGCCATACATGGTGCCCATGTAATTGGTAATAGTGCCTGCGTCTGATTTAGTTGCAGCGGCCAGTACGTTGCTCGATAACGTAAACGCTGATAAGTCAGCATCGTTAAGGCCTGCAATGGCGCTTTGTATGTCGTAGCTCGATTTAACAAATTCGGTAGACGATTTGCCGTACTTAAGCGCAAATTCGTATGATGTATCGGTAAGTTGTTTTAATGCCGACTCGCGTACACCTAGTGATTTAACCTCGCCCAATGCGCGGTCCATTTCTATGGCTGGCATGAGTGCGTTTTGTAGTGCATAACCACTAGCCGCAATACCCGCAACGCCCGACGCCATTTTCATGGTGCCTGCT